ATTGGATATATCGAAGGTGATAAATCTCATAAAAAAAAAAAAAAAGGTAAGAAGAGTGCGGCATATATTAATATGGCAGCTCTGGCCGCTGTTCATGAATACGGAAGCCCAAAGATGGGAATTCCCGAACGATCTTCTATACGTTCATGGGTAGACGGAAATCAACCTGAAATTCGAAAAAGAATGGAGCGCATGGTAAAAGCAATTATTGAGGGCAGGGTTTCTCCCGAGATTGCGCTTAAAACTATGGCAGTATTCGCGCAGGGTGGGATCAAGAGGCAGATTAAAACAATATCCTCTCCTCCTTTGAAAGCTCGAACAATAAAGCTGAAAAAATCATCTCAGCCGCTTATTGATACAGGACAGATGAGAGCATCCGTTAGGTTTATAATTCAGAAAAACGGATTTTTTGGAAAGATAATAGGTAAATTACGATGAGCTTATTCAATACAGTTGCTCTGGGCGTAACCAGAAAAAGTGCAGGAAGCTATACCAAGGGCAGATGGGTAGACGGCTCTACTATTTCATTCAATGTAACCGGATCTCTTCAGCCGGCATCTGGAAACAAGGCACAGGCCTTGATGGAAGGTAAAAGGCTCATTAGTATTATGGAATTCATAACCGCTGTAAAGCTAATTGCAGCTGATCCAATTACTCAAATATCCGGCGACATTGTAACTATAGACGGGAATCCGTATGAAGTAATTCTTGTTGAGCCTTGGCAAAATGGTATATTAAGTCACTATGCCTGTACCATGATACGAAAAGATGAAGTTCCGGAACAGGAAAATGATATTATAGATGAGACTCCGGCATGAACAGAAGGACCTTAGAAGATAATATATGGGAATGGGTCAACTTTGTTATTAATACAGACGCTCAGCCTGATGATAGTGGAATTCAGATTGTCTGGGGGTGGGGTAAAGGTGTAAGACCAAAGAGTCAATATATATCCCTGAATATAATATCGAACCCTCAAAAAGGGCAGGTCTATAAATCAAATGTTGTAGTTACTAAAGTGGATAATGTTGAAAGCGGTATTCAGAAGTTTCTTTATGAAAACGAATGCACGGTTTCAATTCAAGGTTACGGGGACATGATGGCAGACATGCTTGATCTGCTGAGAATATCTTCAGACTTTCTTGTGGTTTCGGAAAAGATTCAAACTCTCGGCTTGTCTTTAAGAAAAGCGGGGGATGTAACCAACATATCTGAAGTATTAGATGAGCAGAATGAACAGCGATTTCTGCTTGAAGTGGTTTTTGGTTATGCATCTACAGCGGAAGATAAGCCGGGATGGATGACCGCAATTGATTATAAAGGCGAATACAACCCTCCGAAATAAAGGGGGATTAAATAGGAGGACATGATGAGTGATATTGACAATATTGTAAAGGTGAGTATAACGAGACAGACTCAATCTCCGCAGATGGAAAGTTTTGACGGAATATTGCTTGTTCAGGAATTTCTGATGGCTTCAACCACTCCGGTATTTACCGAAACAGAAAGAATCAGAGAATATGGCAGTTTGACGGAAGTATCAGAAGCTGGCTTTGCTGTTACCTCTTATATCTATCAGGCGGCTCAAAAGATATTTTCTCAGGAAACAGCAGTTGACAGGATCTATGTTGGTCGAAAGAAAACCGGTGCTGATGGAACTGAGACATGGGATGCCGCCCTTACAGCGCTTTCTTCAGATATATCATATGGTGGTTTATGGTATGGACTCTGTGTGGCAACAAGATTGAACGCAGATCAGCAGGATATCGCGGATTGGGTACAGGCAAACGAAAGATTGTGTATTTTCGCTTCATCGGATGATGATATGCTCGGAAGTGGAGTAACAACGACTATCGCTGATTACCTTAAAACAAACAGTCTTGACAGATCAGCCGTATTTTATTCCCCGAATGTTGAAACATCAACAGATGATGATTGTCCTGATGCTGCATGGTTTGGAAAGTTATTCCCGAAAGATCCCGGTTCAGCAACCTGGGCGTTTAAAACTCTTTCAGGAGTGGCGACATACGGCTTACAATCCTCTCAGTTCACACAAGCCTTTCTTCGAAATGTGAACGTGTATACGGCCGTAGCGGGAGTTTCAATAACCAGATACGGTACTGTCGGAACAGGTGAATATCTCGATGTTATGCATGGTATTGACTGGCTGAAAGCTCGTATTCAGAACCTTGTATTTACACCAATTACACAGCTCGACAAGGTTCCATTTACAGATACAGGAGTACAGATTATAGTCGGACAACTCAGATCAGCTCTTGAAGAGGGCGTTGCTGTAGGTCTGCTGGCAGCTGGCAGTATAGACATCACATATCCAAAAGTAGCAAAAGTATCAGCCAACGATAAAGCGGCAAGGTTAATGCCTGATGTTAAATTTACTGCGACACTTGCAGGGGCAATACACAAGACCGAAATTGACGGCGTAGTATCACTATAAGGAAGGTGGAATAAAATGCAAACATACGATCCTAAAGAAGTAATTATGACTTTTTGCGGTATCCCGATCAGCGGTTTTGATGATGGAACCTTTATTCAGGTTACTGCTTCAAGTGACCGATACACCAAAAAAATCGGAGCTGATGGAGAAGTCGCAAGGGTGAGGGGGAATGATTATACTTCTGAAGTTACAACAACATTACTTCAGACATCTCCCAGCAATACGATATTGACCGGCTTTATGGAAGCTGACAGGTTAACGAATAAGGGGATAGGGCCTTTATCTATTACCGATCTTAGCGGCGGATCAATATTTTTCTGGCCTCATGCATGGATTAAAAAATGCCCTGATTATGCAGCGTCAAAAGACCTTGAACCGCGTGCATGGGTGTTTGACACAGGACAGGTTGCCATTGAAGGCATCCTGGGAAGTAGTTTAATATAAGGAATGGTAAACAATGTTTGATCCGAAATCAAAGGTAATAGACGAAATAGAATTCAAGGTGGTGCCTTTTCCGGCAATTACGGCTCTCCGGTTAAAGGCTACCTTGATTAAGGTTATAGGTCCATCCCTGGGTATGTTTCTGGGAAGTATCGATAATACAAAATCACTCTCCGAAGCAAAGATAAACGGAGAAGGTGTAAGCAGGGCAATTCAGTCGCTTTTCGAGCAGATGAATGAAGATCTTTTCATAATCCTGATCAAGCAGTTGCTATCTCAGGTTTCATGCACAATAAAATCTGATGCCGGTACACCTCTTATGGTAGTCTTTGACTCGACAAGACCGCAGGAGTTTGACAGTCAGATAAACACTGTTTTTCAGGGAAAGCTTATGACTATATATCCTCTGATGGTATTTGTTTTAGAGGTTAATTTTCCCGATTTTTTCGCCAAGGCCAAGGGTATTGGTTCCCGGTTAACAACCCTTATGTCCGAAAAGGCCAACGAAATCGGAGAGAAATAACCAATAAGATCGGAAACATTGGATCGCTTGATCCTGAAGTTGAATTAGAATATCCTATCTGGAAAATATGGCAGTCAAAAGGCGTCCCTCTTCATGAGCTTAAATGGGAATGGACTTATGAAGAGATTTTAAAAGCTCATGCCATATTGCAGATGGAAGATGATTATGACCTTGCCATGGATGGCACTCGGCCCGAACAGAAATAGAAAGGAGGTATCGCCATAGTTGTAAGAGAACTTATCACGGCTCTCGGTTTTCAAGTTGATGAAAAGAAACTTGACCGTTATGACAAGCGCATGGCCGCCGTTAAAACCGGCATTATGATCGCTTCCGCTGCTGCTCTCGGGCTTGGTGCGGTATTCCTGAAAACTGCCGGGGACATGGAGCAGACTGAAATAGCGTTTACTACTATTCTCGGCAGTGCTGAAAAAGCCAAAGCATTATTGGGTGATATTGCTAAGTTTGCCGCGGCTACTCCCTTTGAGCAGACTGAATTAATCGGATATGCTAAAAGCATGTTAGGCGTGGGCTTCGCAGCCAGTGACATTATTCCGACAATGGAAACTCTCGGGAATATCGCCGCAGGTATAGGCAAAGAAAAACTTCCAAATATTGTTCTCGCTTTTAATAAAATGAAAGCTAAGGGCCGCGCAAGCCTTGAAGAACTGTGGCCTATCGTAGAGGCAGGGGTTCCAATTCTGGATCAGCTTGCCAAAGATATGGGTGTTAAAAATAAAGATGCCGTAATCGCTCTTGCAACTGCAGGGAAGTTGTCTTTTGAGCAAGTCAATAAAAGCATGAAAGAGGTTGAAAAAAACAACTTTGCTGGGCTTATGATTAAACAGAGTAAATCTTTTCTCGGAGTTATATCGAACGTAGTTGACGTTCTTACAATGTTTGCTGTTCAAACCGGTAAAGAGATGCTTCCTAAAGCGAAAGAACTTGCCCTTGCATTTCTTGAATGGTTTGACGCAAATAAGGCGTGGCTTTCCCTTAATATTGCAAAAGCTTTTGAAGGGTTGTTTGATGCTGTTAGTAATGTTTTCACTGCTCTGTCGGCATTAGTTGGATTATTCGGTGAAGCAAGCAGTGATGGGGACACTGTTAAGTATGTGGTCGAAGGTCTTACTTATGCTTCATTTATATATTTAGCAGTTTTGGGAGCAATGAAACTTGCGACTATCGGGGCAACCATAGCTACAATTGCTTACAGTATTCCCTTATGGGCAGCACAGGCTGCTATATGGGCTATTACAGCCGCTGAAATAGCCGGAGCTGCGGCAACATGGTTAATGACAGCTGCTACATGGGCGTTTGGAATTGCTATGGCAGTCGCAACCTGGCCGATTACGCTGATAATTCTGGCGATTGCAGCTCTAATTGCAATAGGGGTATTGCTCTATAATAATTGGGATAAAATAGGGGAATTCTTCAGCGGTTTATGGACCGGGATTAAAGATAGTTTCGCATCCGCAATAGACTGGATTGTTGCAAAATTTACAGCAGTAACAGACTGGATTGGCAAGAAATGGCAAGGGGTAAAAGATTTCTTTGGTCTTGGCGGAGATGTAAGTATCAATGCCGGACAGCCTGAAGGTGCGGCTTCCGGAGGAGGGATGGAGGTCCCTGCAATGGCTACCGGTACAAACTTTGTACCGGAGAACATGTTTGCACAGCTTCATAAAGGCGAGGCTGTAGTTCCTGCGAAATATAACAACGGACAAGCGGGCGGAACCGTTAATGATATAAAAGTAAATGTTCAAGTTGCAGTACCTGCAGGTACAAATGAATCACAGGCAACATATATCCGTAAAGTCGCTAAAGATGCAATAGAACAGACATGGCAGGGAATACTCAGACAAACTACCGTCACCAATATGGTTACAGAGTAAGGGTTCTAATTATGGGAATAATGAGTGTTTTTGATAATAATGTTAATTTGCTTTTCGGTAAAAGCGGCCAGAAAGAGATCGGTGGAGTTGTAATAGATGCCTTTGTTTCTGAAAAACATTCCATGTATGCATCGGTTAGTCAATATCCTGTAGAAGAGGGATATAATATCAGCGATCATGTGACACAGGGCCCGGATGGGCTTTCGATTAGTGCGGTCGTAGGTCCTCAGCCTGTTAAAATTCTGGGAGGAGTGCTTACTTTAACAAGTTTAAAAAATCAGGCATATCAGGTATATGAGGCGCTGCTGGTTTTAAAAGAATTAGGTGAGCCGATTGAAGTCGTTACCGGTCTTAAAGTTTATAACAATATGATTATTGATGGTATGAATATTACCAGAACTAAAGATAACGGCCAAAGTCTTGAATTTGATATGACTTTTAGTCAGATTACAATTGTGAAATCTCAAACCACTACCATACCGGCGAGTCAGAAGAAAATAGCAGGCGGTAAAAAGTATAAAGGTTCAAGTCTCCCTGGTAATTACGGAGTTGAAGGAAAGGGTTCATTCTAATGGAAATAGCAGCTAAATTATTACCAGTATACGTTTCCGATTCTCCCCGATATCTATATAACATACCTCTGGATGGAGATATTTTTGTATTGTATTTTCACTGGAATTCCCGAGATGAATTCTGGTATATGGATATATTAAAATCTGATGGCACAACGAATATTTTAACCGGAATTAAGCTGGTTCCGAATTATAAATTATTGAAACAATATAAAGCCATAGAAGGTTTACCGAAAGGCGATTTTGTTCTTTATGACAGCGAAGACAATTTACAGGATGAACAGCTCTCTTATGATAATTTTGGAGTTCGATATAAAATGCTATATTTTGAAGAAGGGGCATTGAGCTGATATGGCTTTTCAAAGGGTTATAGAAATAACAGCAGGGCCGTCCGGAGGGGATGGCGTCACTATTACAAATAACTATATGAGTTTTGAAATAGAAAAATCTCTTGGTAAAAAATATGTAAATAAAGCTACTGTTAAAATATATAATCTTACCGAAAATACGATGAACTGGATGGGGGCGGCCAAAAATAAGCTTATCGTAAAGACGGGATATTTAGACGAAGGCGGTCCGATTTCTGTATTTTTTGGAGATGTTCATAAGTCAAGAATATACACCG